TACTGACGAAACGCCTCGTTGCGGGAGGCAAGCTCCTTCTGCAAATCCGTGTTTTCTTTTTGCAGGCGCATCCGCTCCGAGTTTTCGTGCTGCCGAAGCAAGGATTTTTCTGGAGCCGTAGAACGGTCCAGTTCGCGCATGCGCCCTGTAATTTCCGCTTGCCGCGAAATTAAATCAGAATTTTTTACAGCTGCCATTTCACCGGTTGCTGCGCGCACCATGCGCGTCAATTCTGTCCAACCGCGCACCTGATTATCAATCAGCTCAGATAAAGTATTAAAAAAGTTTGTGATCCGTCCTTCCGAATTTAGAAACTCGCCATACGCCTCAAATGCATCACCAACCGAATCACCCAGATTATCCCACGCACCCGCAAGCCCTCCAGCAACCGCTTCAGCCGTGCCTTCCACCTTGCCCTTAACCGCATCAAGAATCACGTTCTGGGCATCAAGCGTTTTATTGCTTTCCACCAGCGACTCAATCAGATTTTTTTGATCTTCGGTAAACCTAACCCCCATCCGCCCGAGCGCGCTTAACCCCTCCGTGGGATCCTGCAGCGCTTTTCCAAGCGCCTTTGCGCTGCTTGCAACATCGCCTCCGAATACTTCCGCGAGATCGGCAGAAAGAGAAAGCGCCTCCTTAAAAGTCTCGCGACTTTGAATCTGAAACGTGGATAAAACCGCCGCAGCCTGATTAAAATTTTCTTTCGTGAAGAATGTGGCGCGCTCCAGTTCATCGGAATAGTCGCTGATCTGACGCGCGGTCAGGCCAAACGTGTTTCCGTTAGCCTTCAAAACGCCCTCAAGCCGCAGCACCGATTTTTCTGCTTCTGCGATTGCACCCAAACTAGCTTTAATTCCAGCTGTGACCAAAGCAATAGCGGCTGCGGCGGCAAGTCCGTGAGGTCCGAGGGCGCTCAACGCAGCACCAAGCGGTCCAAGGCCACTGCTCATGCCCTGCATTTTTCCTGACAGCTCATCAGACACCGCTCCCAGCGCTTTGAGGCCAGCCGACGGTTCCTTGGTCGCCTTCTCAATTTTGCGCAGCGCGGCTTCGCCCTCTTTGCCGGTCAGGTCCAGCTCTTTGCGAACCTTATCCCCGTCAATCACCTGGAGACGTATGCGCACATTTTTATCGGTCATCTTTTATCCGTGTTCAGGTTTCTGATCACCGCTTCCGCGAGCAGTCGCTCGGCAGATTTTTCGGCTCCATCAAAATCAATTCGCTTTTTTAACGTCACTTGCGGCACCAGAATAAACATCACCACCGTGGAAAGCCCTTGCCCTTTGGCAATCGCTTTTTCGCTGGCATTGGCAAACCCACCACGCTTACCGGTTCTCACCCTTTGATTTTTAGCAACCAGCAACGAGGGTTTCCCACGGCGGTAAATCATGAAAAGCCGACCGATAATGCGCTCATACAGCGAAGGCGTCGGGCGTTTTCCGCCAATGCGGTTTGGACAATTTTCTGTAGGAATAGCTAAAAACCAGCCGTCTTTACTTTTGATTCGCGTATTTTCCATAAACGCGCGGTGAATTTTTGGAGCCTTGGAATACACATACGAAGCGGCCTCAAGCGAAGGCTTGTTTTTAGGAAACACATCCGATCGCCACGCTTTCGCAAGTCGCTGTCCTAAACCCCCGGAAAGCACCTGCGAACGTAAATCCTGTTTAATCCGCTCACCGGTTTCCTTCACCGCCTGCGTCACGCCGCGGGCAATCGCATCCGTCTCCGCCCGCATCAGATTTCCAAGTCCGCCTTCAAGCGTTGCTTTTAGAAACATGGTCTCTCCGGATTCTGGCAAACACAGCGTTCATGTAATTTAAGGCATCCAGCAGCGCGGCGGGCTGATCCACCGGCGCACCTTTGCAAGGTAGCATCGGCGGCGTCTGTTGATACAAATGCCACAGCGGGATTAAGTCGATGGCCCAGCTTTGGACGATGGTTTTTGGGTTTTCGCGCGACCACCAGCTTTCGACTTGCCATCCGGTGTCGCAGGTGTCAGGCCCTTCGAATTCGCCTGGGCTGGCACTGATCCGGACGGCGTAAGCAAGTTTTTTCTTTGCTCATCGGTGAGCGTCATCAGGCCAAACACATAATGCCCGATACTGCGCACCACCGGCTGCGGAATTGCATGCAGCGCGGCGTCCGTGAGCTTCCCATGCTTGCGCTCAAACGCGGCGGGAGCAGGATCCGCTTTGATGATAAACATCTGCGCCGCCAGCACCGGCATCACGGACCAGTAAAAATTGAAATTGGCTCGCTCCCGGCGCAGCTCTTCGCTAAGCTCACTCATCTGCGCAATAATACCATCCACCACCGACACGAGCTGCTGCTGATCATCTGTAAAATCCACGCGGCCAAACAGCTCCTGCTCTTCATAGCGATCGAGGTAGCCGGTCATTTCATCCAGCTGCGATGCATCCAGATGTTGAACAAGCGCCTCGCGGGTGGCACGCAGAATGCTGCGAATGGACGCATTTTCCACCCCCAGCAGCTGCAGCTCACGATTAAAATGTGCGCGGTCGTAATAACTCGGCACTTTTAAATAATACACCGTATCCGGCTGCGCAGGGTCCGCAGCCGGAACTTTGAAGGGAGTCAGATCGGTCGAAACAGGGATCGTCATAAATACTCAGCGTTGAATTAATAGAAGCAGATATGCACGCCCGCATCGGGACCGATGGCGGAAAACGGCATTTGATTGGCAAACAGGCCGGAGCGGTCTTCATGGTTATGCCCGGTGAACAATGCTTTGGGGAACGTAATGCCCATGCGGTTTCCTGCCGACGATCCAAGCCGCGCATGAAGCTGCATCGGCGTGTTGTTTCTGAATGCGGTAAACGTATCCTGTGCCGATACGTTGGTTTCCATCGGATTAATGGTGCCGGTGATGTTGCGATTGGTAATTTCGGTTGGATCAAATCCTTCCAGCGCATTCGGATTATCCGGATTGACCAGGCTGTTTCCGGAATCAAATGAAAGATTCTGGATTGAACGGGCCAGACGGTCGAGCTTCAACACAGCATTTTTGAATGGTACCGGACGGGTTGCATCGTAGGTCGGCGTGACGATCGCCGTGTCGGTTTTTGACAGGAACATGCCCAGCATGTTAAAGCTGAAGCGGCCGATACCGCCGGAATCCATCGAGAAGGAAACATTTCCGCGCATCCCGACAAATTTATAGAGCAGTCCGTCCACATACATATACAACGTGCCAGCCGGAATACTGGTTGAGCCTGGACGGTAGGTCACGTTGGCGGGTATCTGATAATTGCTGGTGGCGATCAGCGCGCCGGAAAGCGTGTCGGTGAGGGTGGCAAGTTTTCCGGTGGTATAATCGGCAATAAAACTGTTTCCAGCCACCGCACCGGTGAAGTTGATTGGCATGCCGCGATAAATCTGCGCGGTGGTAGAGGCTGAAGTTCCAAGAATAGCAGTGGTGGTTGAACCACCGGCGGCAAGCGCTTCCGGAGCGGCAGGCACGGCGGTTGCAGTAATCGTCTCACTGTAACCGCATGCTTTCAACATATCGCCGAATTCAGGTGGAGTAGCGGCGGCACCCTGGCCTTTAAATAACACATCAAACGCGATCCCAACCGTCATTCCGCCAACGATCGGACCAAACCCGTCCAGCGAGCCCGTCACTTCGTTCGTTTGCAGAATGTTCGGATTGAATGTGGCGCGCGGATTTTCGACTAATACCGCATCCGTCGAAGCGGCAGGGGCGTTTTCTACCCCGGGCGTGGTTTCAATCTTAAACGTGACGACGGCGTTCTTACTACGAAATGGCATAAGGCTCTCCTATTTTCGGGTGGGTTCGGGGGTAGGTGACGGGACGGGCTTTGCTTCCGGTTTTTCGGGTTCTGGTTGCACGGGAACGTCTTCATGCACATGTACCGGTATCGGTGCGGGCATGGTCACACGGTTTTTAATATCTTCCTTACGCATAGCGTCTCCATCAAGGTTCAAACAATCATTGCGGGAGCGTGAGGTCGGTGGTGAATCGGCCCCTCACGCTCGCGTAATGGCTGCAAAAAACCATTAAGGACCAATCACAAACGGATCGGTCGGCGAGGTAAAAAATGAAATGAAAAGTGGCAGAGAAAAATACGCAAACGGATCCGCGCCCTCGATGCGCACAATTTCCATACTGCGCACCCCGGCTTCAATGTCGTAGCAAAGCCCGCCAAGCGTGATATCTTGCATGATCGTCTTAAGTGCTTGCGCATAAAGTTGATTCGCATCTGGGCCTAAACGGCTGTAATGCTGTGGATTTACAACCCCCTCGATCCGAACATTCAGACGATATCGCATCGCCAGCTGCGTGTCGGTGTAAGGCTCCAGATCACCTTCGTATAACACCAGCGCCGGATAGTTTACGAGCGCGGCGTCATGATTGCGATACACCGTAAGACCCGGCACCGTATCAGAAACAGTTTCAAGCGAAGCCTGCAGCGCAAGCACGATTTGCTCAACGATCGGGATAGCCATAATTCAATCCATCCAGATCCAGTTTCCACATGATGTTATGCATATCTTTTTCCGCCGAGCGGATCAGATAACGCTTGCCGTTAATTTCCAGCCCATCGCCTTCCGCAATGTTTGGCGCATCGGTAACAACGCACTGGCAACGAAACTGCGTGGTCTTTCCTTGAGAATCCCCAAAATCAAGACCAATTTCGCGCGAGGTAAACGCCACGCGCAAAGCAATATTGCTGCCTGCTCTAGGCAACAAAACCGCATCCGCACCCAGATTCGCATCGTTTACCAACGTGCGAGCGAGCTGTGCGAATGCGGTCATGATGAGTCTACAATTACGCGATAAATGCGCCGTTTAAGCGAAGCGTTCCGGTGGTATCTCCGGAAGCAGCGGCTTTAACAGCAACACCAATCAGTTTATTGGTGGACGCGGTATGAGTCACTTTCTTGCCGGTATCGTCCCAGTACAGCACCTGACCGACAGTCCATGCCGCACCGGTTGTTTTTGCAAGCGTAAACACGCCGGTGACAACCGCAATAACTTCTGCCCCGCTGGCTGCGGTATCACTCGCTACACCAAAAATGGAACCGACTAAAAGACCGTCACCCGGAGTAACGGCATAAGGCGCAGTCAAAGTAAGATTTTCACCGGGTTGAATGTAATTTTTCATAAATACTTTCTCCTAAAAAATGGGATACCTGAAAAAAAATGGGAGCCGAAGCCCCCACAGATGAACAGGAGTGGGTAAAAATTATACGCCTGGATTGCGGGCCAGACCGCGATGATCAATTGGCGCGGCCGCAAAATCGTTACGCACTTTGATTTCAACACCATCCGTATTGAATCCAAGCTTGGTTTCGATGTATGCGCCAACCTGTCCCTCGAGATAACAATACTCAATCGTATCCACACGGGAAGGATCAGCAGCGACATACCATGGATTTTGTGAAACTCCATCGAGGCGGCCTTCCACCACCAGCTGCATCGTGCCTGCAAACGGATTGTTGTCAGCAGCTTTTGCCGCAATCACATTGCTTGCAGTCAGGAAGTTTTTACCTTCTGCCATACGCGCGGATGGAACAATCAGGAACGCAGGCTGAAGATTCAGCACCGTGCCGTTTGGCCCTGTTTGTGTAAACATCAGGCGGTAAAGCTCTGCGAGTGTCGTGACAGAAATTGCGCCGCCCGTGCCCAAGTTTTTATGACCGGCAGCAAATAACGCTACGCCATCTGAGAGGTTTGGATTGTTTTTCAGAATATTATACACAATATCCGATTCCAATGCGGCGGAAGATGCAGCAAGCGCGGCCGGAACACGAGTGAACAGAGACTGATCATCGTTAATAATAGCCTGGCGCGTAATAGAGACAATCTTGCCGTAGGTTTCCACTTTGTAGCTTTCCTGCGAATCGCTGAAAGAGCCATAAGCAAATTCCCCATTCTGCCCTACTTTTTCAAGTGCAGGTGCATCAGAAAGCTGAATGCGGGAATTGGTTTTAAAATCCGGCGACGACACCTGACGTGCCCAGGCAGTGAACGTGCGCGGAGCCGCTTCGTATGCTACGCGAACAGTTTTGTTTGCGATGTTTGCCAGAATGGAAGGAAAATCTCCCGTGGTGTGCGCACCGGCGCGCGAGAGCATCAGATCGGCAATTTCCATTTTGGAAAGTCCGCGCACCTTATGCCCCTGGCGGGCAAGTAATTCACGACCGGTTTCCACCAGAGAATAGCCGCGAAAATCTTCCGCGCCGTTTTCCAGCTTGAATGTTTTAGGGTCGTAGCGGTGCAGCTGCGCTGATTCAATCGCACGGGCCATTTTCTGGGTATCTTCTTCACCCACGCGCACGGTTGTGTGGATGGTTTCCGTCTGAGCGGGCGTTTTAGTCAGCGCATCCAGCACTTTTGCACGCACGGCATCAATATTGGTTCCGGTGTCGCCGATAGCAACCGTTTCAATCGTGCGCAGCTCAGAAGAAAGACCAGGATGCGATGCATTTGTCTGTTCGATCAATGAACGAATGGCCTGCACACGGGCGTTTTCTGCCTGCACGGCTGCCGCGGCAATGATTTCTGGAGTCGCAGACGGCGTGGTGACTGCCGCAGCGGAGGGGGTCGTTTCAGTCATAGGTTCCTCTTCGGTTGTGGATGGCGTCAGTGCCGTCCGGTGAATGGTTTCGCAGGGAAAAGTAGTCACATTCTCTGAACGCACTCCTGCTTGTGCATCAGCAGGAACCGGCACGAGAGATATCTCGTACGGCTCCCAATCAATGGCGCGGTAAATCGGCACTTCGCCGCCGCGAATAATTTCACGCTTATGCGTCACATACCCCACCGAAATATTGCGCACGATGCCGTTCTTCACTTTACGTTTGAGTGAGGAGTTTTCATCTCCCGCATCCAAGCGGAGCGTGGCAAATCCTTGTCCGTTTTCAATACGGACCGTGCCTTCTTTGACAGCCCCGATCACATCATCGAGATTCCATGATTGATGTGAATTTAATACCGGTGCAGAGCCGCTTTCAAGGCGCTGAAGGCGGATCGAGCCGCTATCCATCACCAGCTCTTCATCATAGAATTCCTGGTTTTCATAAGAGTAGCGACGCACCAGTGCACCCGTTGTCCAAACCACATCAATTTCCAGCACATCATCAACTTCCCGAACAGAAGACACCTGCAGCTTGCGGCTGGAAAGCGGTAAATTGTTGGTTGTCATATCGTCCTCATGCATGGTTGTCAGATTGAACGGCAGCCTGCGCGGCACCCGCCTGATTGGTTACCCGTGGATCAGAATCCACGGTGATATTCTTGGCATCAAAAGCCGCATTGCTTTGTTGGATTTCCTCCAGCACATCATCCGGATCATACCCTTGCCGCGTCACGGCGGTTCTCCAGCTTTGCAGTCCGTTTCGAATTGCCAGCACTTCGGCCTGCGTGTCTTTAAGCGGATCCACCATGTCCATCGGGGGCGGTGTCCAGATGATTTTTCCGTTCGGGTCGGGTATTTTTCCGGCAATAAACGCCGTCTGGTGCAGGCGTTTTTCAACACGCTTGATCAGCCGGTGCACATACAGATTATACTGGATTCGCTCGATGCCGCGCCGGAAAGCGAGCATACCGCCACGCATGGAGGAATAATTGACCTGCGAAAGATCACCGGTCATCAGCTCAAACGTGGTAAAGAGTCCGGCTGCAACCGCATGCAGTTCCGTGTTCATGTACTCACGAAAACCGGTGTCACTGGGCGGATTTCCGAATTTCACTTCTTCGCCTGGGCGTAAATACCCCACCATACCGGGTTTCATTTTTTCTTTTCGATCACCCGTCACCGGATCCATCGGTTGCTTGGAATCCGGCGACAAGGGAGAAACCGAGCTTCCCATCTGCGTCACAAATGCCACGTAGCAGGCGGTGATTTTTTTACGCACCAGCTCCGCATCTTCATATCCCGCAAGATCAAACATTTTTAGGGCCACCGGCGCAAATGCGGAGACGCCGCGGCCCTGTCCAGGGCGGCGCTGGGAAAAGACATGCACCACATCCTCTGCGGGTACGCGGGTCGAGGTCAGGCTGGAAAATCGCGACATATTGCCGGGATGATCGCGGTGCATCCAGTATGCGACGCGCCGATTCAGTGCATCGTATTCAATGCCCTGAATAATGCGGTTCGTTCCATTCATAACCCCGTCTTTACTGGTATCCAGATAATCCGCTTCAAGCACTTCAAGCTGCAGGGGAACATACAGCCGATCACTGCTCAAACGGTTTCGAAAGCGAATAAAACATTCGCCGGATTCAAATTCAGCACCGGCCACCAGTGCCTGAATACCGGAATAAGGCTCCAGTCCGGAAGCATCGGCCTCATCTTGAAACGCATTCCATACATCTTTGTATTTCTGACGATCCGTTTCTTCCATTCGAAATAACGGCGTCATGCCGGAACCGATCACGTAGTTGGCATAATCGTTTTTTGCTTTTGCCGCATACGGGTTATTGCGCACCAGATCACGGGCGCGATCACGAATGCGCGCCATCTGCGGACCAATTTCCGAATCCGCGGAACTGGAAGGGGAAATCCACCCGTCGGTGCGCCGTCCCGTTTTGGCCGCATCATACCCGCGCGCCAGCGCGTCTGCCTGTTCCATTTGAAAGCGCGCAAATTTGCGGCGCGCTCCCGCTGCAGGTGAAAACACACCAATCACATCATCCAGCCACATCGTTAATCTCCGCTATGGTAGGCAAACGTGACGCGTGGAACCGATACAGACTGCGACACTTCCTGCTCCATCAGAGCAAGGAGCGAGATCGCCTGCGGAATAGTCAAATACTCCACTTCCGAATCGCCGTGACGAATACGGCTCACACCAGATTTAATCTGCGCTTTGAGCGCGTCCACATCGGCTTGTGTGTAAGGCATGGTTAAATCCAATCATCTAAATCGCCGATCCAATCAGAATCAGCGGCAGGTTTTGAGGTGTCGTGGTCAGGTGCTTTACGGGCGGCATCTTTCAATGCGGCCTGCGCAGGCGAGGTAAATAAATCTGCCTGTGCCTGCTGTGGTGGAGTTTCACGCATCAGCCGGAGCAGTTCAAACCGCTCATCGTCGAGCTGTTCGACCATGCGCAGATATTCAAACCCGGCCATCGCATAAATGCGGCAATCGTGAAAATGGTTTGCGCCATTTGCAAACCATTCCTTGCGGGTACGCCCGCCTCTTTTTACATCTTTCAAAAATTCAGCCGTAAGCTGCCGGAAAAACGTTTCATCGTGCTGACGTGAAAAGAAACAAAATCCCGGTGGTGTTTGCTCATCACCGGTATCATTCAACGCTTTGCGGAGGTTTGCGTAAAGCTCTGCTTTTAAAGGCCAGGTGCCGATCGGATACAGCAATACGCCACCCGGTTGTTTTTTCCCTTCCAGATTAATTTCCTGTTTTGTAGGTGTGCCGACTGCAGGCGTAAGCCATCCCGGCATCCCCTTCACCGCAAAAGTGAAAGCATGTTTTTTTGACCAGGCATACACCGCGTTGGCCTGATAGCCGGAATCGATCATCAAAAGATCAATGCTGCGGCGATTGCCAAATGCATCCGGATAGGTCTCCCGCATCAGTTTTGACAACGTATCCCATACCGGATCCTGCGGGTCGCTTGGATCCCCGGGATAAAAACCGCAATCCACACTCCAGCTGCGCTTGCTTGTTCCCCACCCTACGGTTTCAAAATAAACACCGTCTTTCTGTACGTCCACGCCGCACGTTAAAAGCACGACACCGGGCGGTAATGTTTTTAAGTCATAGTCACTGCGGCGTTCAAAGAGCCGCACCCATTCCGGCGCATCCCCACGTTCTTCCCAGGGCTCGCCCAGAACAAGGTTCACAAATGTGATCAGCTTGTTTCGATCTTCTTTGGCGTCTAAAAACTTCTCCGCAATTTTGTCCCAGGTGGTCACCGGCGAATACAGCGCGTTGATGTGAAAACTGGGTTGCACTGCTTCACCTTGATTCTGCGCAATCCATCTTCCACGGGCCAGCATCTGGTCTTTGTGAAAATGCTCAATCAGAACACCACAGTCTGCGCAGGCGTATCGGGCGCGGAAAGGTGGTTGCTTTTCAAATACCAGTCCGCCACGGCCTTTGCTGTTTGGGAAAAAATGCAGCACCTGTTCAAATCCACAATGCGGGCATGGCACATAAAACCGGCGCTGATCGCCTTTCATGTACGCCGCCCATATTCTGCTATCCGCAGCGTTTTTTGGGGTGCAGGCAGAAAGGGTTTTTGCAAGCCCTGATCGGGTAAATGAGGTTTGACGTTCATTCACCAGTTTTTCCGGATCGCCCTGCCCATCCACATCGTCGGGCCAGCGATCAATTTCTTCCTTGATGACGTAGCGAACGGATTTTGATGAAATATCCACCGAAGAATTGGCGCCGGTGATAACCCAGAATCCGTTGGCAAAACTTTTAAACAACGTGGTCGATGCACCGTCGCGCGATTTTTGTTCTACGATGATATGCCGTATTCTTCGGCACTGACGAATGGATGCAGAAAGTTTTTCTCTAACCCACGCCTGCGCAGCCTGAATCGTAGGATGCACAATCAGCATTGGTCCCGGATACTGGTCTGCAACATAAAACATCCAGTTAAATCCGATTTCCGTGCCTCCCACCTGTGCGGACTTAGCAAACGTTACCGTTTCACATGGATGCCAGGGGGAAAGGCATTCCATGATTTCCACCAGAAACGGAAACTTATCGTTGCGCCACGGCCCAGGGCTTGCGCTTTGCTCCGCCGGAAGCTCGCGATGTTTTTCTGTCCAGGCCGCAAGCTCCATGCGCACCGGCGGCATGACCGCCGCAGAAATCAGCGGTTTTAAAAAATCAGCACTGAGCATGAATCACTGCTCGCTAATACGGCGCGCAGCCTGTTCCAGCGCGGTGCGAAACGATTCTTCCATCGTGAGGCGGATGGTACGCTCATCCGTCATCGCAGAAAGCTGACCGGCAAGCTGTGCGGGTAAATTGAGAAGCTGCTCGCGCAACGCTTTGAATGCATTTTCCACCACGCGCACCACATGTTCTTTTTCGACCAGCTTTCCACGTTCACGCTCAAGCTCCAGCTGGGCCATTTCTGCCGCGATGTATTCCCGCTTGGTGCGGTGCGCAGCATACGTGGTTCGATTGCCAAGAGGATCAGAATTTTCATCATCACCGGCGGCGCTTGCCGTAAGCAATGGTCTGACCGCCTGCATTTCCAGCGCAGCGTTTTCCTGAAACAGCGTATGTGTGCCATGTGAACCACGGCTTGGGTCTTCACTTCGGCGCATTGCCTCAATACCGGCGGCCACCTGAATTTTTTTTCCCACCACCGGCAGTTTTCCCTGCCGTACCAGCTTGTGAATGTACTGCGGGGTCGGAGGTTTTTTATACCGTTCTGGCAAAAATGTTGGCAGCAGACGGGCAAATTCGGATTGCGATGCAAGTGTATCGGTCATCCTCTTAAACCCATTTTTTCAAAAATTATAAACCGTTAAAACCCACTTAAACCCAAGCCCATTTTTTCACCACTACCCACCTACCGCGCTCTGACCACC